AGCAGTGTCTTAATTTTGGCATCTATTTCTTTCTTCTTAAAGAGAAATTTATTTAGATCCATTAATTTCAGAATAAAATCTTTCTTACCCGTATCATTAATAGATAGGAATCGTTGGTCGCCAATTTGAGCTGCATACATACATATTAAGAATTGATCATACGACATGCGTATCTTTTTTTCAAACTCTTCTTGTGTCATGTCAGATTTTATCCCGTTGATAAAATACTCTACATTTTTCGGCCTAGATCTCTTAACTTCTAAAAGATCATCACCAACCTGTATTCCGACATGTACATAACCCTTCTTTGTTCCTCTTCTCAGAATCTCGGACTTGCTAATCTTTCTTGGGATATTATCATAGATACCAAATGTAACAGCGGATGGGATAGCTGTCTTACCTGCACCATTAGCAGAACCATCATCATGATTCCAACCATCTAACAAAATTAGGCCAGTGTTACCGAATTCCAGTCTCACATGGCCTATACTGAGGATATCTTTTATTTCAACAAATTTAATTTGCATTTATCGCTCGCTGGGTGATTTATCGTTTATACACATCTCATCCTTGTCATTAAAATATACCCAACCATTCTCGAGCATTGTGTCGAGGCCGTATATTCCAGAGCGAACCATTCGTGGAACCTCTTGTTCCCAGTAGTATTTATCGCGTCTAGCTTTAATAGATTCCTGCTGCCCATCAGCCCAAGTAGTACCTGTGTGTTTATTAATTATTTCATTTACGGTTGATTGTCCGCCTAGTTTAGGCATCTGACGCTTCATCCAAGATTCTTTAGTTGGTGCACAACGACAACAAGAAACAGTCTTAATATTGCGGGGTACAGTCTGCTGTTCTTGCAATCCACACTCTGGACATATGAATGTATATTTTGGCATTACCAGTCAATTCCTACGCCAATTCTAGCCTCAGGTTGTTTCATATCTCTATCGATAGAGACTCCACCGCCTAAGAATACAGGTCCCCAGATAGGATATGAAGCGTGGGTATATACTTTATCGTCAGAAGAGTAGCCAAGCTCTGTTCTCAGTTTTTTCTCGTTAACTTTAACAATCTTCTCTTTCTCGACGATTTTCTCTACTATCTTGATTTCTGTCTTTTTCTCTTTAAGCTTCTTTTCGTAAGAGTCCTTGATTTTTAATACCCGAGTCTCGTGTATTTGCTTCCATTTTGATTCTATTGATTCAACCTTACGAGTAAACTCTTCGCGTACCTCAATTATAACAGAGGTAGCTTTCTCGGAACTTGATTCTTCGAATTCTTTTTCAATAACTGTTCCATCTGGTTTAACAATTCTGAATTTTTGACGTTTAGCTGACTGTTTAAGAGAACTGTTCTCGGTGCGCAACGATTCAATCTTAGAACCGGTATGCTCTCGATAAGTCTTAAAGGAAGTCGTGGATTCCTGTAGAGATCTTTCAGCTGTTTGCATCTTGATTTCTTTCTCATCGAGTTCCTTTTCCTGTGTTCTTACTGTTCGCTCTAAGAGTTGTATCTTTTCTCTTGTTTCTGTTGATTTAGATGGATAGAAGATAACGCCAATAGCCGCACCGATACCAAATGCTAGTACCAATTGAATATATTTGTTCTTCAATATCTTTAAAATTTCTACACCCATTATTCTTCCGCTGTACTCATCATATTGCTAAAAGCTTGATTAGCAAGTTCCATTTGCATCTCTAAGTTGCCATCTCGTGGAACAACTACAATGCCACCTAGTGTTGTTAACAGTGATGCAACAGATAGTGCATTACTAATGCTAACTCTTACCACTTTAGCAGGCTCTATAATCCCTACGTCCAGCGGATCAACTGTCTTATGCTCATTTGCATCGAATACCAGCGCAGGTCTAACTGTTTGAGTATCCTCTACGTATTCCTTAATAGCCATGTAAACCGAAGATGGATCTTCACCACAATTTGTCATTAACAGATCGAACGGTGCCCGTAAAGCATCAATCAGGATATCCCACGCAACACTCTTATCTCTTCGTGAAGATAATTCTTTAGCTAATCGTAAATGCATTGTAGCTCCACCGGGAACTATACCTTCTGCAATTGCAGAACGTACGGCTTCCACGGCATCTTCTACACGGCCTTTTTTCTCTCGAATTTCAAGGTCAGAATTACCACCAACGATTATGGTTGCTACACCACCAGTGAGTTTTGCGATAGCCGCACGGACGAATGATTTATCCATCTCGCTGAAAGCCGCTTTCTCAATCGAACGTAGTTCAACAATTCTTTCTTCAACCTCGCCAAGATCAGGATCGCAAGATATGAACGATTCATACATATTCACTTTCGCTTCTACGAATGTACCCAAATCTTCCTTTTTCATATTATCAACATTACCCGGATCGTAAATCATACCGCCAGTATATGCCGCCATATCATTTAAGAACTCAGACGCACCATTTGGTAGGCCAGATCTCGGTGTCCTAATTGGAACAATTGTTAATCCACTTTTTGTAGATTTAGCAAACTTCTCCAATACAGAATCAGCAAATGAATGCGCTAGAACTATAATAGGCGTTCCATCTGTGAAACCAGCTTGATCAGCTACAGCCCCTTGAATAGCCCCTGGTACTTTTAAATCATTAATAGCACCATCATAAAGAACGATAAGACCTTCGTCCATCTTTACTTGCTGTCCAGCCTTATCATTAATGAATGCTGGGCCCATTTGTCCAATATCCTTAAGACCAGTCGTAACGATATAACCATCAACCGTTTCGACCTTAGTAATTGAATCTTGTCCTTCATTAATAAGAACAGTACCATCATCCCCCGCGGCCATAACTGCGTCAACAACAATATCGGCTGTCTGGGAGTCACCGTTGGCTGAGATTGTCGCTACATGTTTTAATTGATATTCTTCATCGATCGCAATTGATGCTTCTCGTAAGAATGGAACTATCACACTTGTATAAGCAGTATTGAACTCATTAATCATTCGCTGTGGATTATATTTAGGGTTATTTTTAAGAAATAGCTGACCGCGTTTTACTAACTCATTAGCTAATACGATAGCAGTAGTTGTTCCGTCACCTGCCTGCTTCGCGGTGTTGATACAAATCTCTTTCGCTGCGTCAACAATGATATTAGCATCTGCTTGAGAAAGACCTAATGATTTTGCTACAGTAACACCGTCTTTTGTGGCGAGCGGAGATAACCCGTCACGTTCGATAAGTACCGGATTCCCACCTGGACCAAGTGTTCGACCCACGATATCAGCCATTATCCCTAAAGTTTCAGAAACAGTTTTATGCAACTGTTCTTTATCTGCAATAATCTCTTTTGCTTTACTTTTCTGATATATCATTAAAATTCCCCGGTTTCGGTATACTTTTTAATTAATTTCTCATACTTTTTTACCCGCTTTGAGTCCTTCTCAAAACCATAAAAAGAATGGCCTAGTCTAATCGATGTTAACATGGTGGATTGATTGCCCATGAAAGGATCAAACACTATCGAGCCGGGCAGGGCATCTGTCATCCTGAGGAGGAGTTCGGATAAGTCGCGCGATATTGACTCATCTAGTGAGCCTGTTTCTACTTTCCAGGTATTCCCTGGACATGTTATATCTTCGTTTGTTTTTAAATAATCTCTTATTGGTAATCTATCTAAGTTCCACACGTCGCCGTTGCAGAAATATAGAACATATTCATGTGAATTTACTAGATTAATCTCCGATCTCTTACCTGGGAACCAACTTTTTTGAATAATTATATTATCTATATGATTAAAACCAGCGTCTGTCATAAGTCGAGCGACTTCAAAGGGGCGAGACTTGCACTCAACCGGTGCATAACACATAAGAAATACTATTCCATTCTTTACCATGTTCGATTTCAACTTGTGGGCGAAACCGCGCATCATGATATCGTCATATCCATCGCGCTTCCTTATAGGGATACGAGTTATACATATTTCCACTTTATGTGGCCAGATAGCATCAGGGTCAAGAGCGCTGATACTATTAACCCTGATGTTAGAGTTAAAAAGTTTTAATAGGTTATCATCCATAGAATGGATTATACTACAAGTTACTCACTTTTAGTGAGTTCTTGTTCTAATTGTTCTGTAAACTTACTTTCGAACGATTCCTTACATATCTCTATAATAGTGGTATCGAAACAATTACCAGGAAAGACGAATAAAAGATCTACAAAGCAACGATCTCCATCGCGCTTTGAATTAAACTCTTTTAGATGCGTCATCATATTATCTGGTACAAGAGATTTTAAAAGCGCTTTAGGCGCAAATGGAGAAGATCCCTGACTTGGAACAAGAGTTACTTTTAACTCGATTAATCCAGTATCGCCTGCCTTAAATGCAGTATCTGAACATACACTGTTCAAATAGTATGGTTTAACCAGGGTTTGATAGTCAGTAGCTTTATAATTAACAGAATAACTGACCACACTGGGGAATATCTCATTTATAAGATGCCAAGACATTATTTAGACCCCGTAGATCCGAAACCACCTTCACCTCTAGCAGTGTCCGTGCTAACAGATTCAACCTGCTCTACGAAGAACTCTATATTATGCGGATTCATTGTCATCTGTGCAATCTTAGAGCTAGCTGGAACCTTAATTGGACCATCATAGTGATTCAAGTTAGTCATTATGATATGTGGAACACCACGGTAATCTTGATCAATTACACCAGCATAAACCAGCATACCCTTTGAACCAAGACCCGACTTAGTTTCAATGCGCCCCCAAGATCCAGCAGGTAATTCCATGCGGATATTTAAAGGTACTTTTATGGGTTTTCCCCATTCAACCTCTACATCATAAGGGGTGAATAGATCAAAGCCAGCATCTGTAACATTTTTCTTATTTGGCAATTTACCAGCAACGTCAACAGTGATTGTTTTTTCACCATCAGCAGTCTTTACTGTATATGTATCACCTGGTTGTAATACTTCGACACCAATGCGAAATGCTTGACGTCTAAGCTGCATAAGGTGCTCTTGAACTTTATTGTGGATTTCTTTTTGTTCTGTTTTTAAGTCCATTATGGTTATCCTAAATATTGATTTCTAATTAATTCACATATTTAATTATACTAATAAAAATAATTTTAAGTAAAAATCTACCTTACGGGTATAATAGAAGAGTCTTGTCTGTACTCTATCTATATCTTATCTTTATTTTTCTATACGTCCGCGCTCGCGCGGACATTACTTACGGGCAAGCCCGTAAGTAAGAATAGTAGTGTGTAGAATAATATTCAGGATGGAAATTATTGTAGTATTGGAATTATGGGGTATCTGACGGGAATTGAACCCGCATTAGCCGAATCACAATCGGCGGCTTTACCATTAAGCTACAGATACATGGCGGAATATATGGGATTCGAACCCATCTGAACGTCTCCCGTGACAGGGGAGCAACCACACCTAGCAGTTCCATATTCCATATGGCAGGAGATGAAGGAATCGAACCCTCATCAACGGGTTTGGAAGCCGTTGTGTTACCACTACACCAATCTCCTTGGAGCTCCTAAACAGAATCGAACTGTTATCCCCTGATTACAAAACAGGTATTCTACCACTGAACTATAAGAGCATGGATGCTGTCTCTCCAGCTATGTCACGTCTAGTTGCGTCGCCGACGTTCGCGACTGGTACTCCGAGAAGGATTCGAACCTTCGACCAACACCTTATAAGAGTGCTGCTCTCACCGCTGAGCTACCGGAGCTTGTTAATATCACTTCTATCCCACTGCTTAGATCTTTTATAATGTTTCCAACTTTTCACTTCCCATCCGTATGATTTATGTATATCATCATATGAATCCACTAGATTTTTTGTATTTCTAGCAGCTCTTGCCCTGATTTTAAAACCGCACTCTTTTTCTCCCACTTCAACTGATACCACTTGCGCTTCTCATTACGGGTTTGCGGGTGTCTAAAGTAACTCATCATTTCTCCTTTTTTAGCTGTTAACTAAAATAGAGAACCTTTTTGTGATGCCATAAAATCTCCTAAGCTTTGGCAGGTGATACAGGATTCGAACCTGTAATAATGGTTTCGTAGACCATCGTGATAATCCATTTCACTAATCACCCATGATGCCCGTATAGACCGCGATATTTCTACCTGCGTAATCAAGGTGGGCTAGATCTTGAATTGGTAATCCCGGTAGGATTCAAACCTACGACCGTTGCCTTGTAAAAGCACTGCTCTAATCACTGAGCTACGGGACCTGTGTATCGCAATTGGAATCGAACCAATGACCTCCCATACCAATATGGGGCTCTTCCAAACTGAGCTATACGAAACTGGTAGGACTACCGGGAGTCGAACCCGAAATTCCACTTTATCAGAGTGGCGTGATCACCGTTTCACTATAGTCCATGGTCAGGAACCCGGGAGTCGAACCCGGAATCTCAGCCTTCCAAAAGCCGCGGGTTACCATCAACCCTTGTCCCTGTCTGGGGACCTTTACCAGAGTTTCACTGTCCTTCCGGTATGGTGTACCGGCGTGCAATACCACACTATCAAGTCCTGGTGCCGAAGGTGGGAGTCGAACCCACATGCCCTTGCGGGCACTGGTTTCTAAGACCAGCGTGTCTACCAATTTCACCACTTCGGCATGTTTATCTATTTAAGAAATCGAGTGAGAAACCAAATTCCTTTAACAGTTTTTCGAACGTACCTGTCTCTGCCTGAGGCTTGACAGGTTCTCTTAACAGAATCATACCTGCTTCCTTAGGTGTTCTGTCATCTTTCTTGTTGTTGCACTTTGTACATGCAAGAACAATATTTGTCCAAGAAGACTTACCACCTCTTGAACTCGGGAGTACGTGATCTAATGTCGCGTCTTTTCCCACACATTTCTTACCGCAGTACTGACACTTGTGGTTGTCTCGAATCAGTATATTTCTTCTACTGTAACGAAGGATTGTGGCCTTCTTTGCAACGTTTACGTATTTACGTAACCGAATAATCTTTGGCATCTCGAATGCCTCATATGCTGATCTGATCATCTTGTCGGCATACGTTGATACAATATCAGCCTTCTCTTTCATGATCATCGTGATGGCCTCTTTCCAGTCGACCATCTGTATGGGTTCATAGCTTGCATTTAGTACTAGTGTTCTCATCTCGATTAGCCTTTCGAAAGTTTAAAATAGCTGTAATTGCTGTTTTCCATTCTTCTGGAGTAAAATAATTATTTCTAGCTCCATTGCATATTCCACAAGCAGTTACTACATTATCTATAATATAACCCCTAGAATTATCTAATCGATCTAGTCCACATCCTTTTTCATTCGCTATTGATTCTCCGCAGTAATAGCACTTTTTCTTTATAAGTTTAAAGAATATTTCTTTTTCAATATTCCATTTCAAATTACGATTTTTAGCTTTTGCCCTACCGAAGCTAAAGCGTCGTTCTGGTGTTTTATCCTGTTTTGAAACAAAGTCTTTATTCTTAGAATACCATTCTCTTTTTTGTTGGTTTTTACATTCTTTGCATTTAGAATAAAGCCCACTTTTAGCTTTACTATCCTTAGGGAAAGCTTCTAATTCTTTCTCTGTTTTACATTTTGTACACTTCTTCATAATTCTCCTTGGAGCGTTTACAAATATTGTACCACAAAAATGGAGCCGATAATGAGATTTGAACTCATTATTCCAGGGTGGAAGCCTGGCGTGTACCCATCAACACTTCACCGGCTGGCGGGGATGGAAGGAATCGAACCCTCACTACTGGGGTCAGATCCCAGAGTTCTACCGTTAAACTACATCCCATGGCGGGGGATCTCAGAATCGAACTGAGACTAAGAGGGTCAAATCCTCTCGTTCTACCATTAAACTAATCCCCATCGTACTATTAAACGTGTATGTTAACTGCTATCGTTTGCATAATAAATCCAATCTGTTGGTGGAGCCGAAGGGAGTCGAACCCTTAACTTCTGCTTGCAAAACAGAGGTGATACCATTTCACCACGGTCCCGTGTTATTTACTTGTTGTTGTTATTTGCTGGGTTTTTTTAGCGCCAGTACGCGGATATAGTTATGGCCGGAAGACCATCAATACCACGGACAGCTAGATCTACGCGTTGATGCGTATCTTGGAGAATATTAAGTTGTGTGAATACATTTTTCATAACAAGTCGATTATACCACAAAATCTCAATCAATGCCATTTAAATTGACAAAGATTTTGTTTTTTATTGAGGTGAGTTCGAATGTATCGCAGAAATTCAGGAAAATAGGGTCTTCGATAGAAGATGGGTTGAATGCCATATCTTCTAGATTGAGATCGATATTGACATCTGTGACGATCGTAGCCAGTTTATATGACATGAATGCATCATCTTCCCCATCCATTAATTTGGTGAACTGAGATTTAGTTGTAGATTTCATTAGGGCTACAGGATCTTCATACATCTTTTCGATTGATCCAAATTCAGCAATTAGTTTAGCTGCACCCTTTGCACCGATCCCGTGTACACCCGGAATGCAATCAACCTTATCACCCATCAATGCAAGGATATCGATTACCTGTTCAGGGTGACACCCAAACTTTTCATGAACTGCATCCTTACCAATGATTGTGTATAAACCCCTTGATTTAGGCATGTACATTTTAGTTTTATCATCAATGAGCTGCATAAAATCTTTATCACCAGAAACTATAAAGATTTCATTATTAGGATCAGTTCGGAACTTCTTTGTTAAGATCCCGATAACATCATCAGCCTCCATTCCTCTAAATTTAAATAAAGGAATACCGAGTGTACGAAACATACCTACAACATTTCCTAGTTCTGCTTCGAAGTCAGAGGGTTTACCAGACCTATTCTCTTTATATGATGGTAGGATATCTTTTCTAAAAGACTCATCTGATTCCATTGCTACCGCAATGTAGTCTGGGTTCTCATTCTTAATTAGGTTTACTAAGAACGATGCATACCCGAATAGTGTTCCTGTTGGAATACCTGATTTTGTTTGCAGTTTCATTTTTTCAAATGCATGGTAATTGCGGAATGCTATATTCATGAAGTCTATAATAAATACTTTTTTCATCTTATCTCCCAATGATTTGATATCTATTATACAAAAAATAAATTTATTTTATGATTGGTACTCTATACGGGAATCGAACCCGTTTCTTCAAGTTGAAAGCTTGAGATCCTAACCAATAGACGAATAGAGCTGGTACGGTAGCAGGGAATCGAACCCTGATTACCAGCTTGAGAGGCTGGCGTCCTAGCCGTTAGACGACTACCGTTGGAGAGAAGGAGGGGACTCGAACCCCCGCACTACTGGTTAAGAGCCAGTCGCATTACCCGCATATGCTACCTTCCCATGTGCATGTTTTTAACGAGGTAACATGCAACCTCTATGGAGAGTAGGACGGGAATCGAACCCGCGCTCTACGGTTTAAAAGACCGTCACACTACCAGCATGTGCTACCTACCCATGATTGGGAATATTAATTGAATTGTAAAGGGAATTAAAAGGCCTAAGGCTTACTGTTTAAAGCAAGCCTTAGGTTCTGAAAGAATCTGTTTTTGAAGTGTTTTTATCATAGTAAAATGATTATACCATAAAAAATCATTTAACAATGGTTTCCATAATATTTTTTAGAAATTCTTCGGTTTCTATCTGGTTTTTATAAGGATAATCTTCATGGAATTTCAGACGACACATGGTAAGTAGGAACCCCCTGATGGTTTTTATCTTGTGGTCTATATCATCAACTTTCTTTTTGTCCCATATTGCTCCCCACTTTACTGCTTTAATTAATGCCTTGCGCTCAGCATGTAACTCTTTAATAATCGCCACATAGTCTCCTGGTAACTGAGGCGGGAGTCGAACCCGCACTGAACAGGGTTTGAACCTGCTGCCTCTTCCAATTGGGCTACTCAGCTATGATATTGTGATAATAACCTGGGTGATCATCTCTATCTGGAAAATCAACAGAGAAAATCTCTGTAACTTTATCTCCATCCCAGTGAGCACCAGTCAATCTGCCTGAATGTGAATTATCAAGACACATTGCAAACTCTGTTCCGTCGCCCCACTTGTGTCTTTTGAATTGACCATTGTGGCCATAAATCATGTATTTATCCTGTGGTTTTCTGGGCTCATAGCGATTCCAAATAAAGAGTTCATTTCTACTTAATGGATCTGCAGGAATACTCTTAAGGCTTATTACAGGTGCGTGACTAACAAACAGGTTATCTGTTTGAAAATACATTGGACGCGTCTGCAACCACTGCATGTGCTCTTGAGGAACATGTACATCATTAATCGTTTTATCCTCAATTTCCTCGCCAGGGCCTAATTCAATATATGATCTTAGTGTTGCACCACCGCCATTCTGGATCCAATTAAATGTATCTCTATGGATGATACCATTCACGAATAAATCTTCATGATTACCATATACGGCATCTGCATTCTCTGTATCCATAAACCACTGAATGACCTCTTTAGATTGTGAACCTCTATCGACAAGATCTCCAACAGAAAGAATTAAATCAGCTTCAGGCATCTTATCTAATAGAAGCATTAGTTCATCGTACCGTCCAGCTATATCACCAATTATATTAATTTTCATAAGTTCTCTTTGTACACTTGTGTTTTATAAGATGGAAAGGATTCAGGATCTGCCCTGCGTGCAACTCTTTGCATTAAAAGCCCTTGCATGATATGTACACCATTTACAAAATCTCTTATATCATCCGGATGTTGTTGTTCTAAATCCATAAAAGCTTTATGGGCTTCACCTATTTTATTTAATACGGATTTTTCTTCATTAGTTATTTTCATACTAGTCTTTCTTGCACATCCATATTGCCCGTAGATTCGTACTGTTTTACATATAAAACATGGCATTAATGCTGTCATAAGGGGAATTATACCAAGTTAGTGGAGGCTCAAGTGAGAATCAAACTCACGATCTCTCAGGTTGCAACTGAGCGTCTTATCACTCGACTATTGAGCCTTGGTGGACGTGGCGGGAGTCGAACCCACTTATCTAGAATTTTTCCGAATACACGCCCTTGGCGGAAGAGACAGGATTCGAACCTGCACGGCTGTTACACCTAACTGTTTAGCAAACAGCAGTCAGTACCCAGATGCTCTTGACTTACTCTTCCTGGCACAGGCGGTAGGATTCGAACCCACGTGGTACGGCTTAGAAGACCGCTGCATATCCATTCTGCCACGCCTGCTGGTAGTCCCTGTGAGATTCGAACTCACACTGTATCGGGTTTAAACCGAATGCCTCTACCAATTGGGCTAAGGGACCTGGTGGACCGGGTAGGACTCGAACCTACGAGGGTATTAACCGCCTGATTTACAGTCAGGTGCAATCGCCGCTATGCGACCGATCCATTGGCGGAAGGTAGAGGTGTCGATCCCCCAGCTGTTACACTGTACCGGTGTTCAAAACCGGGTGCTAGGCCGCTAGCATACCTTCCATTGTTAAGATAGAGAAAACCAGTAGGCGGGATTCTGTCGTGAACCACAATCTATCTGGGACGGTCGTTACCTTCCGCCTCACTGCCACCAACCCTCCAACATCCCGCGAGTAACGGTCAAGCATTGGTCTATTTGGTGTTGCATCCCCTAGAGTTTAGCCGTTTCATCCAGACTTAACTGGCTCGTCTCTGTTCCACTAGTCGTCACCTCACGGTGCGCGGACGTTATCCGCTAGGGTACTCTGTGATGTCCCGACCTTCCTCCAGTGTCTTGCAACTACCAGTAGTGGTTTCGGCCTTCTCATTGGTGCGAACGGCTGGATTTGAACCAGCGACTCCCTGCGTTTCAGACAGGAGCTCTACCCCTGAGCTACGTTCACTTTGGCGGGCCCGGTAGGACTCGAACCTACATCTCCTCCGTTAACAGCGGAGAGTTTTAGCCTATTTAGTACTACAGACCCACTGGCTGTGGTGGCAGGGATCGAACCCGCGGCATCCTGGTTAACGGCCAGGCGCTCTACCTACTGAGCTACACCACAATAAATAAAAAAACGACATTCAAAACTTTAGTCGGTTTCCGCTATTGATTATATTGATTATGGAATTGGAAAAACGACTATTTAGTAATTACGATAAATTACTATACGATGTTGAGAAACATCTAAAGGAATTGAAATTTTGGAGTGTCGTTTTCATAGTGATTGTATTATACCACGTCTTTCTTAATTGGTGGGATTTTATTTGGTAACGACGGTGGGAATCGAACCCACAACTGGTCCCTTATGAGAGGACTGCCTCACCGCTCGGCTTCGTCGCTTGGTGGCAGGACAAGGATTTAAACCTCGATTTTCCCATTTTTACATGGGCCGCATTATCATTATGCTATCTCGCCTGGTTGCGGAAGCAGGAATCGAACCATACCTAGATCAGCTTATGAGACTGATGAGTTCCCAGAACTCTATTCCGCGAGAATATGATTATACCACAGTTTTTTTAAAAAAAGATATTAATATGTGACATATTCTGCATGGCCAGTTTTAACAAGCTCATCATTGACATTCATTTCGCCAATGATAATCTCACCTATCCATCGACCATACTTGCCAGTCTTGGCTGTCCTAACGATTATTTCATTATTATGTTGGTTTAAAAGATCTATCAACCACTGCTTAGCAAGAAGACCATCTTCTCTCTCTGCACCCCTAACTTCTGGGGTGTCTATGCGGGCTAATCTGAATCGGATTTTTGCGGTCATGTAAAACCCGAGATCCACATTACAGTCAATGGTATCACCGTCAACTATTTTTATCACTTTTGCTTTGTATTCGTACATCACCATTCTCCTCATGAACTAGTAAGCCATAATCAGCCAACTGATCTTCTAGTAGGATAACTCGTCTTGCAAGAATCATTATTGCATCTTCTAAACGCATATTATGAGTCATTCCTAGGCTTTTCTGTAATTCAATATCACTCATGTGCACTGATATTGGTTTGCTATCGATTTTAGCCATATTTTTCCTTTGGCGCTCCTGATGGGAATCGAACCCATTTCCAAGTGTTTTAGAGGCACCTGCTCGACCATTGAGCTTCAGGAGCATTGGAACGCGTAAAAAGGATTTGAACCTAATGACCCCCATATTTTTCACTACCGCTTTCAATTTGATTATACATACCCGCGACGTATATAGTCACATCTTTAATTACGATAGCGTGGTCAAGCCTATTCTCTTCTTGGCGGAAGGTACTGACCTGTTTCCACATGGTGCTCTACCCCTGAGCTATACGCGTTGGTTGTTATATCTTACAGAGATTAAGCTCTGAGAATAACGCTGCAATATTTCCATCGGTACAGACCACTGATATAGCCGTCATTTCATCATTATAATATGGTTCTTCAAACCATGCAAATGCAGATCCTGGCACATCTAGAAGAGTATCATACCATTCATGTAGAGTATTTAAATCATCCACGCCGAGAATAACAAGGGTCTCATTGTCCCATCCTTTAAGGCACCCTAGCAGTGCCAGTTCAGCCACGGCATGCGCGGCCTGAACCATTCTCTGTGCAGGAGATAAATCGTTACGCACTAGCACATACATCTTCATCCCGATACTCCTCCATTATTTTCTCTACTCTCGCCATGTTAGCAGGTTCGTGACACTTCTTCTCAATCTCTTCATAAGACTTACCTCGAAGCATACAATATGCAATATGGTTATGTCTAGCATTCCAACGCATGTTGTCAAGTAGAGGTACATAGCCATCTTCGCATGTTTTACGTGTTGATTTTAGTTTATGGATTTCGATCGCATATTCTTTTTGTATTTGTTTTAATTTTTGTAGTTTTTTCATTTTGATATCTCCAGTATATAGTATATAGTCTACAGTAAACTAGAGATGTTAGGGAGGTTTTAAGATGTGATGTATCTACAACACTATTAATCCTTAAAGATCGAATCTTCTATCTCACCAAGAGATATATCGATGTCGCTTTCAGTTGGTTCATCCGGCAAAACATCCTTGCTTGCCTTGATTATACCAGGTTTTCTTTTTGTAGACCTTAATTCAAAGTGAGGTAGGTCATGAAAAGATTGATCTTTGAAATCATTGTCACTATCCCAATCACCACCCCATCGAATATCTATACCTAGTGAGTCTGCGATACCCTGTACTAATCCACTAAAGAAGTAGAAGCGTTTGGAATCATTCCAATCGATTGGGTATGGAACAGCATCGACAGCCAGAGATGGTGTCTTATTGTGCTTGGATTGTGGGAATTTAAGCTTAGATTTACCCGCGTGATATGCTTTATCTTGCTCTTCTTGAGGTCTATGACCCTCAATAATAGAACAATCATAATGCTTTATAACCTCTTCAAATAATTCTTGAAGAAGTGGGTGACATTCAGATAAGTTTTTCTTGCTTCTTTTGCCCAATTTAGGCATAGTATTCTCCACATTTCGTGTCTTATACTATTATACCCGATTTTGCTTAATTATTTTCTAGGAAAATGCTTGTAACGCACTATTATCAATAGAGCTATTATGTTGGCTAAGTAGTTGAATATTAAGGGGATATTAAATAAATAGATGACGTATATGGCTCCGAGTATTTCCCCGATTAACCATCCCCATAGGAATAGAGTGGACATTCCATTGGAGTGTCCCTCTTTTAGGCTCTGCACTGCTTGTGGTATTGCACATACCGCGAGCAATATACTGCTCATCCATGCCACAATTTCCATTGTTATTCCTATTTATCAATCTATACCCAAATCCTTTTCAAATTCACCTGTGGTATATAATTTATCGACTATTGCATCTATTGCAGACTCTACACACATACGTATAGCATACTCAATCTGATCTTTTGGACTACCACCATTGTTAAGATCTATCTGCGGATACATCATATCATTTTTTATGGTAGCTTTTAATAGGTCTTTATCATTAATCGTAAACATTATCTAATCTCCACTTGGTTTGTTATTTCTTTATAGAAGCCTATTCTTTGATCACAGTGTCTCTTCAGCATACTTGATCCCTCAGGGCAATAATCTAGAACGATTACATGGGTTTTATCTCCATATAATCTTAAACCACGACCTAGATTTTGCCATAATGGTCCTTTGCTAGCTACAAAATTAGCAAGGACAAGAACATCAACTCTTTTAGTATCTGTACCCTCACCAATTTTTGATGCCGTCCCTACAAGACCTGGAATCTTACCATTATTCAGATCCTTGACGTATTGAGTAGATTTCTTATCTATTCCCGTAGCAAGAGGGACACCTAGCTGTTCAGATATAAGAGTACCATGTGCTACCTCACTCACAAGACATAATACACTCTTACCTGCTGCTATGAATTTTTGACAGTCTGATATTATACGGGAATTCATTTGCTCACAATTCAGAACATGTGCTTTATAGTTCTTGAGCTTATCGTCTCTATAATTGCGACCATCTGTATCTATATTTCTTACGATAATATACGGTTTAGCTAACCAGCCATTTTCAACACCCCATACAAGATCTCTTTTAATTAAGACTCTACCAACACCGGCAGTAATCATAACGTCTTTGCCATCGGATCTAAAATCTGTTGCAGTTAATCCATACATACGACCAACATCATTCAGTTCAGATGCGATAGAGAAGAACGTCGTCGCAGGAATATGGTGTACTTCATCGATGATGATAAGACCAAGCCCTGCTTCCTTAAATTTCTCTACATGATTGTTGACAGATTGAGCAATACCAACAGTGATGTCTCTTATCTTCTTCTTACCACCACCAAAGTATCCAACCCTTGCTTCACCGAAAGCATTAATGAGCTCTTCATAGAAGTTATCAGCGATACTGACATTAGGACATAAGACGAGAGTCTTTCGCTTTATCTTTCTGATAGCGTGTACCGCAGTCAGTGTTTTTCCAAGACCTGTTGCGAAATTAATTAAACCTCTCCAGTTATCCAGTATTTCTTCAACACCTTCTTCTTGGTATGGTCTCATATCAAATGGTTTAGTTTTCCAAGGTAGCGATATAACATCTCCCGTATCACACCTATTATCTTCCGTATCCGCGATATCAATCAAATGTGCGAAACCAGATGGTATAATGATATCCCCATTCAACTCTTCGTATAGTGATCCGTAAACTTCAGATTGGAGTTTGCGATAATGAGCTGTTTTTTTATTGAATGGATTTTTTCCCAATCTACGGAGCTGATACTCTTTAGATTTATCTTTATAGGATAAATTATCTTTAAGAAAGCTTTTAATATTCTCATCAGCACTAGTTATCTTAATTGTGTTATTATCTATCGAGGCTTTCAATCATGTATCCTTTGTATAAAATATACCGAATCGAATATTTATAGATGGAGATTCATCAAGTTTGTGTATTCTACTCATTTTGGAGGTCCGCTATGTCAGATAAGCTCAACAGTTATGCTAACAAGTTAAAAGATTCACTCTATTGGTGGCTTGGTAAAAAACGCCCATTCATAGTCAATGATGAATATAGGATCGAATTGTTACATATCGATCGTGAACATCTTAGTGCAAAAATCCGTGTCACCAATATTAAAAGTGGTGAGATTGTAGAGGGTTTAGCGAATGAGCAGTAATGCAAAAGAACGAAAGCAAGCTGAAAGACTTTTCGATCAGTGGAAATCCGGGCTAGTTAGCAAGGATCGCTCTCATTCTTCATTACTTGATAACTTTGATGAGCTGTTTGAGTCTTTTATCTATGCTAATATAGATTTTGATTTAGCAGAGTCTTTTCTTAAAGAAGCTATCACTGCCCACTTGCCTTCTAAATATATTGTTAAATTAACATTTAAAAAACGTAAAGGTGAGGGTATCTCTGAGCAAGAGTTTTTTGAAGACTGGAAACGTCTTATAGCGGATAGAGCCAAGCAGGCTTTCTTTTTCCGTTATCCGCTCCCTGTCACAGAAGAGCAAAAGGATAAACCTGGAACTGGCGGAGGTATGAGTAAAGACGAATACCTCCGCCAGAGAAGATATGCGGATAGTTTTCCCTCTATAGATCTTGGTAAAATACGAGAACAACAGGTTGAAGACGATACCGAATTAACATTTTCTGCGACTGATTTGGGAGAATAATCTTGGTAACTATATCACAAGACAAAATAAAAAAGATAATGAGTCAAGCAGATCCAGCCGACGACGTGGATATATCATTAGATGAACTCGAATCGTTCGGTGACAAAGATTCTATTGAGAAAATGTTCAAGAGCATTAAGAATTATAACGAGATGCTTGAAGAAAAAATAACATTTGTTAATCAAGACTTGACAGATGCGATCCCATTTACTAAAGAAAATCTCTACCTCCTATGCGCATACTCTGGTTCTGGTAAGTCTACAGTTGCCGCGAATGTATCCCATCCATTGTGGAAGCAGGGTAAGAAATCATTAGTTATTTCTAATGAGGAATCTGAACAAGATGTCATGTTTAGGATAGCTAGTTTGGAGCTTGGTTATAATTTCAATGAATACAAAAAAGGCAGAATGCCTAAAGCACAACAGAAACAGTGCATGATATTGTTTCCAGATATTGCTAAATTCGTTAAAGTTGTTGATGTAAACTTTAAAGATGGTTTTACAACTAAAGTTGAAGGCGTTAAAAAGATTTTAGAGATGGTGGAAGATCACGATTATTCTTGTGCAATGATTGATTACTATCAACTTATTAAGACATCTATTAAGAATCCTCAAGCTGGATCCTACGATGTACTTAACAATTTCCGTATCTGGTTAGGTCAGTATATCAAACGAGCCAATATCCCGATTGTTGTATTTGCTCAACTTCATTCACTAGGTAAACGTAACAATAAAGATCTCGATAATCGCATAAAGCACTGTCCAGATATCTATGAACCCTCAACAGTTGTGGTTGAAATTGTACCTAATTTTGAAGAGCATACTTCAGACTTCATAATTCATAAAGATCGATTTGGTTTTGCTGGTATGAAAATAACATGCGGATTTGATAGAGGTAAATTTGTCACTTTAGATAGGGGAGCTCTAGAAAAGATTCAGCAACAGAAAATTGATATTATTGAAGATAAAGTTGGTATCGCTGATGGACAAGAAGATAATTTAAGTAAGGGTAGTAAAGATGACACAACCGATAAGCACACGCAAGTGCCTGATCTGTAAAGATGGTAGAAAGAACGATTGTTTACATTGGCACATGGATCCTGATACTAGTATGCCGTGGGTTTACTGTGTAGGTAAGTGTCAGCGTGGGTATTCAATCTATGAATACACTGCGAAAGCTGGCTTGTCTCTAACAGATTTCTTAAAACAAGACTTTGATTTTCGTGAGGCACCACCTAACGAAGTTCAGAAAATGACTTGGCCTAAATCCTTTGTCCCACTTTACCATAATGATGCTAAACCGGGCATGGAATACCTCAAGACAAGAGGTATTGAACCCGATGATAATATTTATTACGATACATGGAGAAAAGGTATAGTATTTCCATATTTCTTCGATAGTGTCTTCTGTGGCGCACAGATACGTCTCTTAGAACCATATGTTGACGAGGATGGCGAGGAAAGAAAAATAGATACTATGCCAGGTACCAGATTAGGTTTGTTATTCTATAATTGGAATCAACAGAACTTTGGCGCTAATATTAAAGCAGTTATTGTGACTGAGGGTGCGTTTAATGCTCTCGCGATACAGCAGGCTATTGCCCCTCTGTACCCTCATATTCTAGATAATCCATGGAAGTGTATTGCTTGTTCTGGGTCTGGTTTATCACAGCATCACATCGATACCCTGATAGAATTAAAAGAGCGGGGAATAAAGATTATCATTGCCCCAGATTCTGATAAAGCCGGTGTTAAGATGTTGCGTAAAGCTGTGAATGCTGGTGCTGCAACCCATTTTAATATGACAATGGAAGATGACGTGGATTGGAATGATCTATTGAAATCCGTTGGGAAGAAAGAATTTGCCTCACACTTTTTAAAGAGTATAAAACCATGTCAAACAAAAAACGCATAAAAGATCTAATAAAAGCCAGGGTAGCTAAAAATAGAATATTTAAAACTAAATCCGCTAAACGCGCTGGACCTAAAACTATCGTGTTAGAGTTTATAGAAGAGTTTGAAAAACTAAGAGAAGAAGTAGGAGATAGCTTAATTGAGTTTGATTCTGGCTTGTCACGATTAGGTGGTTTTCTTGAAAGTAGGCTTCAGGCGATTGACCCAGATGTAGATATATCTATACAATGGAATAATGAACATGATACTGAGAATTGGAAAGATTTGAGAGTTGATTCTGTAACAATAACTTGGTCTAGTTTTTATATTGGTAAGCATATGTTTAGCGATAAAGTCTTTCATATAGATATCGGTAGTTTATTTCTTGAAGGCGTTTTTGAGGATACAGAAGATTAGACAGGTTTAAAAAAGAAGTGTTGAGTTAATCTACCATTTTCCGGACTATCTCCCCATCCTTGAGGATAAGGAGAATGGAATTGTCTACCGTAGAGTATTACGCATCTATTGAATTTATATGGTACATATGTAGTTTGTTCAAAATTAGATTCATCTACACCTTGTTTTAACACTATTTCATTCTCTAAATATGAATGGTTTATTCCATATTTATTTTCTATATCGCTATCCTTCAATGGTATGTCTTCTATACCTGTTTCTTTATGTTTCCAGAGCGCTACACCGCCCTTACAATCATTATCCAGTGTTAGACATATGCTTGCAACATATACGTTACTATCGAAGTGTATATGCCTAGATGCCTTATCACCTTTTAAGCTTAATCTGTAATTGCCGGTATTACTCATGGGGTATAGCGGTCTCCCCATTATAGATCCAAATTTGACAATCATGTCTTGCGTAAATTTATCACCATTGCTATCTTTGCCTGGATAAGTGCCACCCGTTAGAAAATCAGCTTGCAGCGCTTCTTCTCTAATTAGTTCAGGTTTATCATAGAAATCATCTATAACTAATACTTTGAATTTCATTATTTCCACCAAGTTACTATGCAATATTTGGTACCAGAAATTATGTCTAAAGATGCATGGGGGTGTGTATATATAGAGGGGAATAATATTATTCCCCCTTTTGTGGGTTTAACTGTTATATTTTGTCTATCAAGGTGTATCTCTCCGCCCTCATAGTCATCGTTTAAATATATTAAACCAGACACGGCGCGTATAGTTGGTGTGCTATTAGGGTTTGAAAAACTACTATAATCTATATGCTTCTTGTAGTGGCCATTTTTGGAATAACGTAATACACTATACCCTTCATCCTCTGTGATACCTGCATCGGTGGCACTACCTACACCTAGCTTATTAAAATAAGCTGCTAGTGTTGTAGACATGGCGCGATGTATGTATGAATCAACCTCTAACAGTCTATCATCCCCTGAGATCCTACATGTGTCATTTTGTCTTGGGCTATTTTTCGCTGACATCTGCCCTGTCCCTTCTCCAACTGTTATAGCTTTTTCCCAATTAGCAACCTGATAACACAGTTCTATAATATGTTCACACATTTTGCTGTCCACTACATTATGAAAATACATTATAGCATCTCCAAAATCTTCACATTCATGTGTGTTTATAGTTCTATTATAAATGTTAATTTGTTTTGCATAGTCTGGATCTATTAATCCCTCTTTGCGCTCCATGCTATAACTCAGCATTTTAGAATCAAAATTAATTAGACTCATTGTTATCACCGAAAGCGAAAGTTTGTATTAATTGCCCATTCTCAAAGTTTTTTCCGAATCCCTTACTAATAGAGTGGAACAACTCTGATCTAAAAAAGACAGCCCTATTATATTTACCTGGAATAAAGACGTCTTTATTCCACTGTTTTTTATCTATTTCTATTTGGGTTTTTTGTGTTTTATTTACATATCCGTTTATTATATCACTGGCATTTACAGTATCTTCTACACTCTTACTGCCTGCATATTCGCTATTTTTATTTTTCCAAAAAGTTACACCATTACTCTGTTTGTTACTGCAATTTTCTGTTAAAAACAGTAAGCATGTCCATTTATTTTCTGTATTGAATGTTATTTTTTCTACTTCAGGTGACTTATTATTTAGTTGAAAACAGCCATGATTAGTACTTATACTGTTGATTATAGCACCAGTGATACTTGCAGCTAATTCATTAAAATCAGAGCATACTAGCGGTAGTGATATATTTTCTTTTGCAAGAAACCTGATATAGTCAGGATCTTTGTAGAAATCATCGTAGATTATTATTTTGCGTGACACATTGGCTCCCTAAATATAAAAATGCATAGTAGTTGTACCCACTATGCATTTTCTTAGTTGTGTTTTTAGGGATTAAGCGTCCACTGTATTTATAAATTCTGGCGTTGTTTTTAAAAAGTCGTATATGCAAGTAAGCAGGCTCTTACCTGCTTGATCCAATACAGCTGAATCAAAATATGTATCCCACCTAGTTGATCCAAAATAATTAGATAGTTCAAACCAGGCACCGTCGTTTATTTTAAGATATTTATCCTCAGATGTTACGTAATAAATAGTAGCGTCTGATAGTGATCCTACAACAACCCAACCATCTATAGGATCGCCATTGCCATCTAGGGCACCGTCTTGAGTCCATCTAACTTTCTCCCCAATAGAGAAACTAGAGAATCCATTAACAGGGGATTCGCCAACTAAGTGCTCATCGCCATATACTGGACTGGCCGGCGCATCACTAATCCCTCTATCAGCTAAAACTTCATCTAGCTCGGGGTTCAATATAGTTTTATCTACAGATGTTAACAGTTTAGCCTTAGTGCTATCGGTATAAATATCCACCGTAAAATTCATTTCTTTATCGTGCTTACTAAATCTAGTAATCCTGATAACACTGTATGTACCTGCTTTTAATGCATTAAGCATAGCCATATTTTTTCTCCATTAGTCGCTTATTGATCCAGAAAAGTCACTTCTGTTTAATAAGTAAACGTATATTTGTTTAATTATATTTGTATCGTTACCGCTTATAGCGGTTATACTAAAGTTAGAATCAAACTCGCTAGATGTAAAAAAATCAACAGGTTGCTCTACTAATTCGTCACCATCATATATAAAATATTTAGACAGATCAGATCTAAATACAACCATATTCTCAAACGGCGCATCTACTGTCCACGTGCCTGCTTTATTTGTAAATACATGGTCATCATATCCCGATCCAAGTAACACTACTGGTACTGCCGATATCTCTAATGCTGCTATATCTAGCCCACCATTTCCGTCTAGTGGAGTACTGACCTCTCCACCTACAGAAAGAATATCTGTTGATCCATCTAATGTATACGGTATCGAGTGTAGCATTACTTTTTTAGTAGCATCTTGATACACGTTTAAGTTAAATAAAACTCTAGGTTGTCTTCTATCTAAGTGGACATCTTCGACCGTGGAATAGCTACCTGTATTTATGAAATTTAATATTGCCATATCTTCCTCATTTTGTCCTTATTACATAAACTGTGCTTAGGTAGTTAGGTCTAATATCTCTAGATGCACCGGTAAAACTACCGCTAATTGACCCGCTAGGGACATAACTACCTGTGTTACCGAATGTGCTTCGGATATTAATACCTGACCCTGAAAAACTCGAACTCTCACTTGTTGCTGCAGTCGATGAGACCCAACTGGCATATCTCCCATCAGAACTTGCAGTGTATGTTGATGATGGTTGTATGGTCGAATTGACTGTCTTATTTGTACCACCACTGGTAACACCCTGAACAACCAGGTTGTTAAAAGTACTACTGGTTAAAACATGCGCGTGTGCGCTTTGATGAGAAGTTGTATTTAAAACATTTTTATTAAAAGTTACTGTAGTTGATACACTACCACTCGGTGTATAGGTTGCGTTTTTAAAAAAATCTGTTCTAGCTACAGCGGCTCCACTAAAAGAACTAGATATTGATCCAGTGGGGGTTTGATTATTAGCCCCTGCTGCAGTACCGGCGACGCTAGATCCCATTAAGAATCTACCGTCTGATAAATTTGGTGTACTACCTGACATAGATTGCCCACCTGGTATCGCGGCACCATCGCATAACATGAAACCGCCATCTTCAACGCCTGTAGCTGGTACGGTAAAACTACCCGTTATGTTAGACATAACTGGTAAAATAGCGCCAACTGGCACCGTACCGAAAGTCGTAGCTGGATCTAAAACCAGATTATCTATTCCTAAAATTAGTGGCATAAAATCCTCTTAAGCATCAACTGTATGTGAAAATTGCGGCGTAGTTTTTAAATAAGTATATATTGCCTGTATTAGGTTGGCGCCAGCTGCTTCAAATATATTAGGATCAAATAATAAATCCCATTTTGCAGGGGTCATATCTTCTGAACTAGGTAGCATCCAGGAACCATCTTTTCTCATATAATACATATCTTCATCAGTTACATATGTACATTCACCGTCGACGATGCTAAAGAACATCCAGTCGCCTGGATTTTCACCACACACTGCAACACAACCTTCCATTCCATTAAAGGGGGCTTCTGATGTAGAACCAACTATATATGAATCCCCCTCTACAGGATTTTCTGGCACAGATGTAATGTCTTTAGATATCACTGTTCTAAAACCAGCCATATCAGCAGTCGCATTAAAGGTTGTTTCACTCAACAACTCTACTTTAGTACTATCTGTGAAAGTTCTTGCAATAAAAACCAAACGCTTTTCCTGTTTATCGTAGGCGTCTATTGTTATTACTGTATAATTTTCTGCGCTTAGAAAGCCTTTTAATGCCACGTTTTACCCCTAATGTAAAAACTTACACCCTGATTGTATCAGGATAGCTGCTTAATTTATTGTTTAACATCTACGGCAAGTTTAATATCTTGCCCGGATTCTCTTTCCATCTTACTTTTTGTAAATAATACCCAATCTGTATCTAATTTTAATTCACAATCTCGCCAATCAGATATTGTCTGCAGTGCTCCATTCTTAAAATACAACACCATTCTATTGCGGTCACTAGAATCAACAGATTCATATGTCTTCTCGTCATTATTTGTTCGCACATATGACTCTGTATAATTTTCAGGACCATGGCCCACTACTTCAAATGACCGCCACTCTAGTTCGCAGTCTTTCACCGCACTCGACCGCATTTTTTTTCTATTAAAAGCACCATTTATCATTTTTTTAAAAAACGATCTTTGTTTTAATTTTTCACAATGCAAGCATTTACCTTTAACTCGCCTATAAGTAAAATTATATGTATCCATGTTTTGCCTATCTAACCCTTATCACATATACACACGTGATATAGTTTGGTTCAAAATTAATAGAATCACCTGAACCTGTTGTACCCGCTGTTGCCGTATGCGCGTGGAGCGCGTCAGCTAAATCAGCTACCACTGTGTGACTATGCGGTGCATTATTTGTACCTGCTCCACTTGAGTGACTATGCGGTGCATTAGCTGCTCCATTAGGGCTAGCTGAGTGACTGTGCGGTGCATAATATCTATCTGCTGTTACAGGCGTTGGGCCGCCTGTGGCTGTGCCACCTGGTCCAGATGGTACGGCGCCAACCCAAAAATGCTCATAAATAGCACCTCTCCCCGAGCTGCTGACTGGGGCGCTTGATGTCGGTACGCCACCAGCAGGGTGGCCGTGAGGTGCATTAGCTGTACCAGTTGTACCTGGGTGAGCGTGAGGTGCATTAGCTGCTGCCGCTGTACCTGTATGACCGTGATTGGCATTATCTGCATCTACGACAATTGAGTGATTATGACTAGGTAGTTGTGGAGTATTTAAAGTTTTATTATTTGCACCAGCTGCGGCGCCAGCTACACCCGATCCTCTTAGATAGGCATCATTACTTAAATTCGGTGTGGTACCCAGTAGCGTGTTGCCTGCTGGGATACTAGCTCCATCGCATAGCATTAAACCTTTAGATACTACGCCTGTAGCAGCTGGAATAAAAGCACCAGATAAATGTGTCATCACTGGTATCACTGCACCAATGGGGATAAGACCGTTAGATACCTCATCTGATAGTTGGGCAGCAGTAACACTCTTATCGGCAACAAAAGTAGATGTACTCTGTTCTTTCTGCTTTACGACTAATCCATCTGATACTTGTTCTGTTCTTGCCATTGTTTTTCCTATTTTATACGTATTATGTAAAATACGCTAACATAATTTGGCTGCACATCGAATGCATCCCCTGCACCAGTTGTATTAGTTGTTATTGTGTGACTATGCGGTGCATTATTTGTACCTGCTCCACTTGAGTGACTATGCAGTGCATTAGCTGCTCCATTAGGGCTAGCTGCGTGACCGTGCGGTGCATTTGATGTACCTGTGTTAATACCTTGTGGGAAAATCGCTGATGGTGCATCAGTATTATAATCAGCTCTCACACCCGGTCCAGGTGATACATTTGCACTGACATTCTGTGTGTGAGCGTGTGGTGCATTATTACCCGGTACGCCACCAGCAGGGTGGCCGTGAGGTGCATTAGCTGTACCAGTTGTACCTGGGTGAGCGTGAGGTGCATTAGCTGCTGCCGTTGTACCTGAGTGACTATGACTAGGTAGTTGTGGAGTATTTAAAGTTTTACTATTTGCACCACCTGCAACACCAGAAGCAGTAGCGCCTCTCATGAAACGACTATCTGTCATTTCTGGTAAATGTCTACCTACTGCATTCCATATTGGACTTTCAGGGTCATTAATATCTGTACCATCACAGACACGCCAGTTATTCGGTAAAGCATCGTTACATGCCGTGACAGTGTTGCTTGCTAAACCGACTTCTGTGAAGCCACCTCCATTAGCAGCGGCACTATAATAACCAGGCATATAAGCTATTATAGATCCAACAGGCGGAGTATGACCGCTGACATCATCATTTTTAGTTTTTCTATCGCTAAGTCTAGCCATTAAGTCCTCGTTATCCAGCCCTGAATTGCATCATAATATTCATATATGATCCAGCCTCTATCGATATCTAGTATATCATTGGCGGCTAGTGTTTCAATTAAATTACCATTCCTATCTACTGTCACATTATTTGCTGCCCATGAAGCAACAGAGTCTTGTATGTGTATAGTATCGCCAACAAACGGTGTTGCAGGTAGACTTATCGTAAAAATACCACCTGAAGAATCAGCTAGTATCCTCTGAGATTTCTTCCTATCTAAGGTTATACCACTTGTTATAACGAGCGACTGTTGTAAGTTTGCCAGATCTTGTGAATTCTCACTTGAGGTATCCACAGACCCTTGTCTCCTATAGACTTCAATAGATATAGGTGATCCGCTTAAATCCGCATAAAATTTGATCTGTTTATTGTTTCCAGGAATCTCTTCATAGTAAGCATCGAGAGTGGCGCCAGCCACAAATCTTGGTATCTCTTGCCCGTTGACTATTACTGTTAGATCACCCTGTGTTTCACCAGTATTTAAGTCTGCAATATAAAACCAATCTAAGATTAAATTGGTAACACCAGCATCTATGAAAGGAGCCGAACACATTAACTCGATACCGGATCCATCTGACATACAGAATGCACTATCTAATATGCCACCATTAGATATGGTTGCATCTTCATAAAAAGATATTTTATATTTTATTAAGTTAGCAAATCCATTAGCTGATACGGAGGCATTAGCGGGGTTACAGAAAAATACCGTGAATAGTCTTTCGCGATCACCTGGATCAGCAAGGGGGTAATTAGGGATTTGGTCAGGAGCTTCTGGTCTAGTAAAGATGGGTGTGTAATCACTGGAGGCAGGAAGCCCTACATCTGCCTGCAGTCCTTCTTGGGACACAGAAGCAACAATTCTAGCAGTGTCTATAAAATCTGGTGTATCATCATCTAACAGAAGGCTATCAAAATAATCTAAATGAACTTGTGTAATAGTTTCACTTGGATAAAAATCCCTAGGTCTGGTTGTTTCTGCTGCGTCACCTACATTATTTATTAGGTCTTTTGT